ATCAATTCCTGGCACTTATTACAATTTACAATTATCAATTGCAGGATTCAATGCTGGCGGTGCAAGATTAAGTATTAGAGTAAATGGCGATACTGGTTCAAATTATGTGTCAGGTAGTGCAAGAGCCTTAAACGGTACTGGTGGCGTTAATGCTTCGGCAGCCGCTCCTGGAACGGCAACCAGTGCATATTTCGACGGCGAAGCAACACCAGATTCAGGTGCTACAAATACTCAGATTATATATTTTCCAGAATACACGGCAACAACAGGAGCAAAAGTAATGACTGGCTCCAGTTATACACTAGCCACATACAAAAGCCCATCAATAAACTTCAGTTCTTACAATGGAACTGCTGGAGCAATTACTAGCATAACGATATTAACTGGGGGCACATTCTCAGCGGGAACCTACACCTTATATGGAGTTAAATAATGCACACAATAACAGAAGTTAATTGCGAAACTGGCGAAGTATTTGAAAGAGATTTAACTGCCGATGAAATTGCTCAACGCAAAATTGTTGCAGATTATGAAATTGCGGTAGCAAATGCGATAGCACAAGCAGCAACAGACAAAACAGCGTTACTAACCAAGTTAGGCATTACTGCCGATGAAGCAAAACTGTTGCTTTCATAGTGGAACACTTGACTAAGATGTATCCGCAAGGCACTTCGGCTGCGTTGATTGAAGTTGCAAAGGCTGAAATTGGCACAATTGAAGAAGGCGACAACCTCACCAAGTATGGCAAATTTACAAAGGCAGACGGATTACCTTGGTGCGGTTCTTTTGTTAACTGGTGTGCGGTACAAGCGGGCGTCAAGATTCATTCAGTTGTGGGAACTTCAATTGGTGCGCATAAATTTAAAGAAATCAACCGTTGGTCAAATATGCCGCAGTTGGGTTATTTGGCTTTCATGGATTTTCCTCATGACGGCGTTGACCGCATTTCTCATATTGGCATTGTTGTTGGTTTGATTGACGACAAAACATGCCTGACGATTGAAGGCAACACCAGCGGAACAGGCGACCAGCGAAATGGTGGCATGGTTATGGTAAAGGTGCGCAACGTTGGCAAAGAAATTGTTGGGTTTGGAATTCCCAAATTCGTACCTTACAAGGGCGAACACCCAACAGTTGAAATACCAAAATCGGGAGTAAAACCGACAAAGGAGAAAACAAAAAAATGGACAAAGCCAAAGCCTTAATTGCCTCATGGGCACGCTCATTCATGGCAGCAGCACTAGCCTTATACATGGCAGGTGTGACAGACCCAAAGACACTTGCAATGGCAGGTGTTGCAGCGATTGCACCAGTTGTTTTGCGCTGGTTAAATCCGCAGGATAAGAGTTTCGGGTTAACGGGGAAGTAGCCCGAAAACTCACCGCAGCAGGATTGGCTTGGGCACTTGCGCTAATCCTGACTGCGTGTGGGTATCAGGGTTGGACACGTTATGAGTGCCAAGAATATGAAAACTGGTCAAAACCTGAGTGCCAAAAACCGCAATGTATCCCCACTGGAACGTGTTCTGACGACATACTTGGATTCACAACACCACAAACCAGCACGCCGACGCGCACCTGAGGACGTCCACGCGCAGTTAATTTTGATAATTGGTTCAACACTTGCAGCCGTGTTTTTAATTGTCACCGTTGGCATAACGTACGCGTTGATATTCGTCACCCAGCCAATCGGGGCACAAGCACCCAATGACGCAGCCTTTATTGACCTTTTGAAAACCCTGGCCATTTTCTTGACTGGTTCGCTGGGCGGTGTGCTTGCTGGAAACGGACTAAAATCCAAGGCAAAGTCAGGTGACACGCCGACAAACACGCAAGGTTCTTGATTTGGCGCGCCTTATGCGTCACCCTGTATTCAGGTGGTAGTCGTTATCACCAAGAATCGGGAGAATTCAAAATGGTCGTTGACTTATTAGACCCGCAGACTTTGCGGGCTTTATTCCTAATCGGTGTGCTTTGCACCTTAGCCGCTGCCCTGGGTTATTCATGGGGACACAAAGACGGAAGCCGTGAAGGCTATACACGCGGGCGTGCTATAAGTCGCCATATCTCACAATCTCAAAGGGAAGTAAAATAAATGGGATTCCTGGATAATAACGAAGCAAGCCGCGAACGTTTGGAATCGCACTTACCCAACTGGACGCATTGAAACCAGCATTGTTGAATTTAGTGCTGACAAGGGTTACGTCCTGGTCGAAGCAAAGGCGTTTCGCCATGAAGACGATTCCCGTCCAGCAGGTGTTGATTATGCCTACGGCTACCAGGGCGCATATCAACAAAACATGAAACGCTGGTTTGTGGAAGACACGGTTACTTCAGCAATTATGAGGGTGCAACAACTTGTCATGGGTGGGGCTGAGAGAAGCACCAAAGAGATAATGGAACAAGTTGAAAAGACGTCAGCAAAGGTCGCCAACACTGACAAGCAATACGACTATTGGACAACCAAATTTGGCGACGTCCCAAGTTACAAGACCGAAGAAGACATGGAAGCGGCTGGTGTTCCAACTTTGGCTTCAGGCGTCGCAGAAATTGCAAAACAACTGGGCGGTGAATTGGTCGCTGAATCGCCGCAATGCCGTCATGGCCACCGTGTTTTTCGCAGCGGAAACAGTGCAAAGACCGGCAAAGACTGGGCAAACTACTCATGCGTAGGGCGCAAACCTGACCAGTGTGAACCCTTGTGGCTAGTACTGACAAGCGACGGAACTTGGAAGCCACAAGTATGACAAAACCACGCTTAATCAAAATACTTGTTTGCATTGAAATTGTCTTGGTTTTGCTACTAATTGGGGTGGCATTCCTATGAGCGACTACATGGAGATAATTAACCCGAAAACCATGGTGGGCAAACTGCTCAAGAATGGCGAAGTGGTCGAAGAATACAAAATGGAACAATGCGACAAGTGTTCCAGCCTGGTCAGATTTGACGCATTTGGCTATCAAAAAGGCTACGGCAATGAAAAGATTATTTGGTTTTGTGTGGGCTGCCGTTGAAAATGACCTTGACGCGTGTTGAGGAATTTACGTGCCACGACGCAGCAATCCATTTGGCAAAGGCCAACACGGACTATTGGCAAACACGTCCAGGCGGTTACTCAACTGAGAAATCACTCCATGACCTCATTGCACAAGACGCACAAAGTATCGGCAGCGAATGGGTCGTTGCAAAGTATCTGAACGTTGAGTTTGACCCATTTGAGCAAAAGGGCAAAACCAAGGCTGACGTCGGTTCACACTTTGAAGTGCGTTGGACTAAGTACCTTGCAGGCCAACTCATAATTCACGAATACGACCGCACCGACGACGTGGCAATCCTGGTTACTGGTGAATCACCGCATTTCTTCATTGCGGGTTGGATTCCCATTGCCATGGCTAAGCGTCCCAAGTACCGACACAGTAAGCAACCAAATTGGTGGGTAACACAAATCAACTTGCAACCTATTGAGAACCTTAGGAGAAGCAACTATGGACACAATTCAGTTTGAGTGCAGAAAATGCAAAAAGGTAACGAAACAGGTAATCCACAAGGTAACAGACAACCTTCCCAACGGTGTGGAAGTGATTCAATGCACCAAGTGCGAAGTCATGGGGATTGCTCAGATAGGGACTTCAAATGCCAATCTATGAGTTTAAATGCGCGGTGTGCCAAATCAGTGTTGAGGTGGATAAGTCAATCCACGACGAACACCAACCAATCTGCTGCAACCAAAACATGAGCCGCACCTACTCAACTTTCGGTGTTTCATTCAAAGGAAAAGGCTGGGGTGGACAGTGAAAAGTTATCAACAGGGTTTATCCACAACCGTGCAAAACTTGTGGGACACGCCCAAGGCCACGCCTAAAGTTATTCAACCCTTGACGGGGGGGTGTACGCTTGACGCATACAACAAAACCACGCATTTTGTGGGTAAATTACAGAATGAATATCTTTCAAAGTATCTTAACAATAAAAAGATAGATAGAAAAAGAATTCAAATGTTGTTGTTAATCACTAGCCTAATCGCACTGCTAGGGGCAAGCCCTGCCAATGCAGCCAATTATTCAATAGACCATTTGAAGTTATATGCACATTCTAGGATTCTTGACTACAAAGAGTTCCAATGCTTTAACAAGATAATCACAAAGGAATCAAGGTGGTCATACACTGCAAAGAACGGGTCGCATTTCGGATTAGGTCAGATGAAGTCCAAGCATTACCGTGACCTAGACCCTTTCAGACAAATAGACGCAACTCTCAAATACATTACAATTCGTTATCAAACACCATGCAAAGCGTGGGCGTTTCATCAGCAAAGGAATTACTTCTAATGGCCAGT